ATGTTCATGGTGGTGCTATGTGGGCAAGAATGCCTATACAAGCACTCGTAGCAGATATACCTGTAGATGAATGGGCAGAACCAATGGAAGACCATCTGTGTCAACCTTGGGATTGTGAATCAAGAAACCACAGTGTCATAGTAATGGATAGAGTAAGTTCTTCTCCGTGGTTATGCAAAATAGATAATAGTTTCTATACTGCAAGATATATGTTTACTGTAGATTACACAGACCATGATATAGCAGATGACCCTGCACAACATAAACAATCACACGTAATGTATTTGTTAGATGCAGGTAAGTGGACAGGTAATATAGTTGCACTACCAAATAACAGAGTAAGAGCAACAAGTCCTGCATTATGGGTAACAGGTGAAGGTGCTCCAGACTTTGCTCCTTCTCAATGGACACACTCAGCAGAATCACATGAGTCGTATCTAGACCCTTTTACAACATTTAATAATTTATATGAGGATAGAGATGCCAACAAAAAAGCCACAGGCAAAAAGAGTAGTAAAAAAAGTAGTTAAAGGATTAAAGAAAGCATCCAAACTTCATGCAAGTCAAGCTAAATCTTTATCTGCATTAAAATTAAATAAAGGTGGTAGCACTGTTAACAAAGCAGGTAACTACACTAAACCAACAATGCGTAAAAGAATATTTAACAGAATAAAGGCAGGTGGCAAAGGTGGTGCTCCGGGTCAATGGTCTGCACGTAAGGCACAGATGATGGCATCTGCTTATAAAAAAGCAGGTGGTGGATACCGAAACTAATGGCAAAAAAGAAAGACCCTAAAGTTGGTACCGGAAAAAAACCCAAGGGGTCAGATAGACGTTTATATACTGATGAAAACCCTAAAGACACAGTTAGCATTAAATTTGCTACTGCAAAAGATGCTAGAGAAACAGTCGCAAAAGTTAGAAAGATTAATAAACCTTATGCACGAAAGATACAAATCCTGACAGTTATGGAACAACGTGCAAAGGTAATGGGCAAGACAGAGGTTGTAAGAATAGCTAAAGCAGCTAAAGTAAAATTAAAGGCAGAACATGAACGAAAAAAGAAAAAGGTGTGATACTTGCGAGGGTTATGATTGTAACTGCGAAGAATGTACCTGTGATTGCCATAAAGAAGAACAAGATGATGAGGTGTTCGGAGCACCTGTATGATTGAGTTTGTGCTTGTGTTTATGATGGGAATAAGAGTAATAGACCAAACACAAACCTTCCAAGATTTAGATAGATGTTTATATTTCGCAGAAAGACTGCATAGACAGCCACCCATACCACAAGAGGAAGGACCTACTTTACGTATAACTGCATATTGTAAACCCATAAGGAAAAAGTAATGGACCCAGTAACTATATCATTAGCTGTAGGTGTGGCATCAAAAGCATTCTCAGCAATTAAACAGGGTTTTGCAGTAGGTCGAGATATAGAGCAGATGTCAGGAGACATAGGCAGATGGATGGGAGCAGTATCAGATGTTGATAATGCTGAGAAACAAGCTAAGAACCCACCTCTTTTTGGTAAACTTTTTAAAGCAGGTTCTGTTGAAGAAGCGGCAATGGCAGCATACGCAGCTAAAAAGAAACTTGAAGAACAAAGATATGAATTAAAAATGTTTTTAAATCTTACTCATGGTCCTAAAGCCTATGATGAATTGCTACAGATGGAAGGTCAGATAAGAAAACAAAGACAGCAGACAATATATAAACAGCAACAGTTAAGAAGACAAGTAGGTGAAGGTATAGCTTGGGTATTTTTAATTTTAGTTGCAGGTGGATTCTTATTATTATTAGCAAGTATGTTTTCTAGTAAAGCCTATGGAGATAATTATAAGTATGTACCTAAACCCTATACTAAACAACAACTATTACAGCAAGGTAAAATACTTAAAAAGAAATATACAACTTGCAGATTAAAGAAGATACTTAAATCAAAGTACACAAATAAACAGGCTTGTATATATCTAGGTGGCAATAAAACATACACATTAATGTATGAGCCAAATTGTCCTAAACAATATAAATGTATTTATAATCCTAACAGTAAAGAACCTAATATAGATAATGTTATGGAAAGTTTAAGAAGTATAGGTAAAAAGTGACACCCTGCATAGGTGTCTGTAAGTTACAAGATAATATCTGTATAGGATGCAAAAGAACTATAGAAGAGATAAAAGAAGCATATGATAAATTGGTTAATAAACATTCTAAAACAAAATAGCAGAATAGGAATAAGTACTGCTAGAGAATTAGCAAGACATAGACTTCATACAACTAAGTATGAAGATTTATGTATGTAGGGTACAGTATGGCACTTAAAAAGTCACAGAGGTCATTAGTTGCGTGGACAAAACAAAAATGGCGAACCAAATCTGGCAAACCTAGTACACAGGGGAGTAAAGCAACTGGTGAGCGTTACTTACCTGAAAAAGCAATTAAGGCTTTATCGCCCTCTGAATACGCCGCCTCTTCGGCTGCTAAACGCAAAGCGTCTAGAAGAGGTCAACAATTTTCTAAACAACCCAGCAAGACTGCAAAGAAAACATCAAGATTTCGTAGATTCAGCTAAGTTAAAAGAAAAGTTAAAACAAGAAAAGATACAAGAAAAGTTAAAACATGATACAAGCATTGATAGGACCAATAGCAAATCTCGCAGGAACATGGTTTCAAAATAAAGTCGAAAAGACAAAAGCAGACGGACTCGCTAAAGTTGCAGAGGCTAAAGCTCGTGCAACTGTTGCTGAAAAGGTTGCAGCAGGTGAAGTCGCATGGGAAGGCAAGATGGCAGATGCAACAGTGGATAGCTGGAAAGATGAGTTTGCCTTAGTAGTGCTACTAGCTCCTGCAATTTTAGTCTTCATTCCCGGAATGAGAGAATACGTGCAAAGTGGTTTTGAGGTACTAGCAACTTTGCCTGAATGGTATCAGTACCTATTGTATATAGCCATATCTGCGTCTTTTGGAATTAAAGGTGTAGGACAAGCAGCTAAGATGTTGAAACGCAAATGAGTTGGAAAGCCTTGACATTTTTAAAGATTTCTGCTATAACCTGTAAGATAGGGAATTATTTTTGGCATCTGCACGTAAAAGAAATACGTAAGAATCAAACAACGAGGTTACTATGACAAAAGCTACTCCAAAGAAAAAAACCACAACTACTAAGAAAAAACCCACTGTAAAAGCACATAGAGGTTTTGCTCACGTTCCATTAAGAGGAAGACGTAGACCACCCATTCAACGTAGACCTGTGGGAGACCCACCAAGACGTAGACCAATGACACCTACTCAAAGAGATGCACTAAGAAGACAGCAGGAATTAGCTAGAAGAAGATTTAATCAACAAAGCACAATTAGAACTAATAGAGGATTACGAGCTCGATTAAGACAAGGAAACTTAACCCCTGCTCAAAGAAAAACACTTGAAGAAGCAATGCGTAGAGGAGAGCTAGGAGGTAGAGGAGGTAGTATATCACCCTATCAAAGACAGCAATTAGCTTTAGCTAGAAGAAGACAACTAGAAGGAACTTTTACAACAACTAGAGGATTAGGGGATAGAAAACCTAGATTACCTATACAAAAAAGACCAACAGTAGAGCAACTTAGAGATGCTCGAAGAATACGTAGACCTGTAGGAGACCCAAAGCCAAGAAAGAGACCAACTACACCTAAACAAAAACAACGTGTAGTACAGGCAACACAAACTCCTAGAACAAGACGTAGACGTAGACCTGTTTAATATGAACTTAATTACACTTCAAAATGAAATAGCCGAAGATGAGGGAATTAAGTATGAATTGTACCTTTGCTCAGAATCACATTTAACTGGGGGAATAGGACATTTGATTACTGAATGGGATGTGGATTACTATGGTAAACCTGTAGGATATCCTGTACCAAACGAACAAGTTAATGATTGGTTTGAAAAGGATATAGATGTATCTATACAAGATTGTCAATCTATCTTTAATAACTTTGACAGTTTACCAGAAAATATACAACACGTACTGATTAATATGTCATTTCAACTTGGCAAACCTCGTTTATCTAAATTTAAGAAGATGATAGCTGCAGTGGAAGTAGAAGACTATCAAGAAATGGCAAATCAAATGGAAGACTCACGTTGGTACAAACAAACAACTAACAGAGCACAACGTCTAATAGATAGAGTTTTAACACAAGGAATACCACATTGAGTAGAGAACTAACAGAAAGACAACAGAAGTTTTTAAATGTATTGTTTGATGAAGCAGGTGGTGATGTTGTACAAGCAAAACTACTTGCAGGATACTCAGAACATACATCTACTTCTAGTGTTGTAGCTTCTATGAAAGATGAAATCATGGATGCAACTCAAATGTATATGAGTCGGAATGCACCTAAAGCTGCTGTAGCTATGGTTAGTGGTGTAGATGACCCAACACAGTTAGGTATTAGAGATAGACTATCTGCATCTAAAGAATTATTAGATAGAGTTGGATTAGTTAAAACAGAAAAAGTACAGGTAGAAGCATCAGGTGGAGTTATGTTATTGCCACCTAAAAAAGAATTATTAGGTTAAATGGATAGAAGTTTAGGTAAGTGGAAGTTACCACAACCCACAGATTTAAAAGACGAAGACCAAAAAGAATGGATACAGATACCAAGAATCG